CCTAAATAGCCACTCGGATACTTTTTCCTCTCCTCTAGTTATAGATAGATATCCTGCCATAGAGATAGGTGTATCGACTGCTTTATACTTCCTGAACTCTGCACTCTTGAAAGTCCACAGCATAGACCCATCCTGACCTTTAGAGAGATCTATACTCTCATCCTGCACCCTTATAGCTAACTGCTTCCATCTTGTAGCCCCAAAAGGGCTATTTGGGTACAGATCTACATTTTCAGTCTCTCCACTTATGGAGATAGATAGAGTCTCTTCAGGTGGGTATGCTAGATTAAATTGAACTATCGCATTACCCAAGCCAAAGGCTATAGTATTATCTCTCTTTTTTCTTTTTGGTTTTATGGTTAGAGTATTACCCACCCATTTAGGGGTCACTTCATATAGTTTGCTACCCATTGTTCCCTCCATCTATATCTTTGTGTATAAACTTGTCAAACAGACTAACTGTTGCAAAGTCATCTGTTATATCATTCCCATCTGCATCATATGCATTGTATGTAATGGTAACTGACTCATCAGGATTGGTGACAAACGAATATGTTACATGGGGTTCGCCAAAATCTTGTGACTCAATAGTACCTATACCCTCACTCACATTTATACAACCATCAGTAGGACACCTCGTGCTAGTAGCATACCAACCTGCTTTTATAGTAGACAGAGAGTCAATTGTATACTCTAAGTTAGCTATATCTATCCTTGCTATCTTGTATAGTACATTGGTAGGTAGTGGGTCTACACAAGCATCAAACAGACTCTTATCGTCAAGGGATATACTTATATCGTTCAAACTAAAGTTGACATTCTGATCATTGTGAGTGTCATCATCTACTGTATGCTCTGGTGTAGCTACCACCTCACCACTTATCTTAGCATTTATATAGTATATACCATCATCCAAAGGTATAGCATTATCAAGAAAATATCTAAAGTAACTACTGTAGCCACTTGTAATATTATCTCTTATATACTCAAGATATTCTATATATCTTGTACCTATAACATATGGTGGTGTACCTATCCTATATACTGCATCTGTAGGTGTCTTTACTATATTATTACCTATCACACCAAATCTATAGTATACACTAGGATCTTTAGACATTGACCCACTCAATACATCTGCTATCTCTCCATCAACACAAACTATGGTAAAGTTTAGTCCATAGAGCAACTTAAGTATCTCTAGCCACTCTGATTGAGTTTGTGCTACTGTTACTCTATATGTAGCTGTTGAACCTAAAAACTTCATCAGGACTATAGCATCATTTGCAGACAACAATCTCAAATCTATTATAGTGATATCCCTAACTGCTACTATATTCTCTATAGCCTCCATGTGTGTAATTCTCTTAATCATAAGAACACCATCTATTAGAGAGGTATCAGCGTTGTCATGTGTGTCAAATATAGTCATATCATCCACCAGATATCCGCTAGATGTAGATATATTATCGGCTGTAACAGTTGCTATCGCATTGGTTTCTCTCATTATATACTGCACCACACTTGCACCTTCTGATATAAAGTGCATAACTGTTTGCATATCTGCATAATAGTTAGTGCCTCTATCAAAGAGTCTTATCTCTATACCATCTATAGGTATATTACCTAACTCTACTCTGCTCTTTAGAGGTGCTATGATTACACTAGGTGTCAATCTGTATCTATCACTATCTAACTCTATCATGTATTTAGCGTTTGCTATCTTACTTATACCATCTAGTGCGATATAGTCTTTTTGTGTGACAGTTCCATCAGGGTTGTCCCAAATCACGGTAGCCTCTCTGCCACCACTCACAAAATTGTAAAATGCCTCTCTTGGTGATCTTTTTATCCAGCCTCCACTACCACTATCTATACTATAGATACTCCACATCTCTAGGGTATCATCTGATATCTCTATACCCTCTCCAAAGAAATTGAGATCTACAACTCTCATGTGGTTAGGATTGAACATAGTCTTGACAGTTGACATCACATCATGCGATATGACATCTAATATATCAGTACCAACCCACACCATACTATAGGTAAGTTGTGATACTACTGCTACTATTGCCGCTTCATATTCAGGTCTATATGTACCCTCTAGTGCTACAGTTTGCCCTAAACTATTGTCATAATAATGGAATGTTCTGAAGAACTCCCAATAACTGTTCTTAAACTTTCCATAAGGTGTTATCAAAGTAGTATGATGATCTGCAATAAAGCCACACTCTCTTAAGCTTATAAGGGCTTTGAGTGTATTTCTAGGAGGCTCTACATCTCCTATAACTGCTTCATTAAATTGCTGTGGTGCGTGATAGTCGTGTAGATTAATGATAGTATCTACAGTGATATTTGCATTGCGTATAGCATCTGTTATCTTCTTGACATATAGACAGATATCAGTAGCTGCATCACCTTTAAAATTATATGGATACAAATGTAGATATGCTACATTATCTAATATATAAAATATTGGTGTACGGCTAGAGGTCTCTAAGTTAGGTATTATAGTTCTGTTTTTAATACCTAACTCAAAAATAATATTAAGGTATGCTGTTAGCGTATCTGTATCTATACTGCTACTATCTTCTAGGTTGATATTCAGCTCTTCCAATACAGGTAAAGAGCTACCATCTATAGCATTTCTGATCTGACTGATATACTCTGTTGATAGTGGAGAATTGACAACTCTTATATCTTCGTTTGTAGTTGCTACTACTTCGCTGAGTGTTGGATAGTCATCATCCAATATAGCCTCTTCATCTACCACCCTAGCTATGATTGTACCATCTGCATATATCCAACTTGTGATCTGATCTATCTCGCAAGGAGTAGGATATATAGCACCATCTATATTGGCATCTAGTACCATCTGTCTATCACCATCACCACCGTCCGATAATGAGTTGTAAAAGTTGTTCAAAACAAAATGATTATTTTGGTCTGTACTAACTGAAAAGTTAGGGAACATAGCAGAAAATTCTGCCGTTGTTATCCCTAGCACCTCATAGCTTCCATCTTTGTTTATTTTAAGTGTAAAAGATCCACACTCTGATTGACACTTCATATCAACATCCATCACATGTTGATATATCAATAGATACACTATATTCAGTATCTGACATAGATGCTGGTATAGTATAGGTAAAGGTAGTACCATCTCTCACTACATCAGGTGTAGCTATAACTGTACCATCGGGTGCTTTCATCTGTACTATCATATCACCCACACCACCAAGGAATGTTGCGATACTGTTTTGACTAACCAATAGTATCTTGCCCGTGATTGGCATATATAGCAATCCTACCTCATTAGTAGTAATGCTATCTCTGATACCAGATATAACATCCTCTTCAGATACTGCACCAGTTGAGATGAAGTGCTTAAGGCTTATCGCTCCACTACCTATGTCAAAGGTGACAGTATCACCCTCTACATAACCGCTATTCACATAGCCACTCTCTACATATGTACTCATACCAAAACCTTTATACTAGCTTGATATCTGCTACAATACCTACTGCATCAAGATCTATCAATGGGATAAGCATAATATCTAAATCATAGACGCTTAAGCCACTATCTACATCAAACAAACCAGCCGAATATGCCAAAAGTGACGGATCTGAAGTGTACTGAGTCAATCCATCAAAAATATCACCTTGTGATTGGAATGAATAACCGTCATGATATATAGCTACTGTGCCAGATACTTGGCTTAAACCACTATCTATTAAACCATTATTTACTGGGTTAACCAATATAGCATTATCTTCATTTGTAGGCAGCTGCTCTATTGTACCATTTACTCTTAGTATAGCTATAGGTTGAGTGATATCCACTCCTATCGGAGCTTCATTTGTCATTTTCAATATAGTAAATATGCGTTTTGCTGTCATCTCTACTATATTAATCTTATTAACTCCATCTATCTTGCCCTTTAATTCATTGAAGTTAGCATCTAGTTCATCATGCGTTAGCTCGCTTCCTTTGTCTCCTCTTAGAATTAATGAAGTAGGGGCTATTACTGCATCACCCATATTTACTGTTGATACTACTGGAGTCATTAACTCTAAGTGTTCGTTACCATCTGAGTCAATAATTACTTCACCCTCATAGATTTCCGATCCAATGGAGATATCGCGGAGATTACCATTTCCATCCATCGCCAAATAATCACTTTCGTTACTGTTAAAATATCCTATAATTTTACTCATAATTTTCCTTTATATTACTACGGCATCTATGCCATCATCTGCATTTTCTAAGATAGTTATCCTATCTATATTGCTATCTATTGTCTCTACTGCACTATCTAGTGATACCTTTGTTGCATATGTCATAGGGTCTAAGATATCCATCTTTTGTTCTAGTCCCAACATAGTTTTAGCTAAGTCGCTAAAAATCATATACTTTTTGCCGCCTCGATTGAAATCTGTGACATCTGTATAGTATGCTTCTATTGGATCACCATTTGCATCCTCATTTGATGGACTAGCTGTCCTATCGTTGACCCAATTTAAACCAAAATCATAAACTTCTTGTTCTGTTGCTGTTGAAGTTGGTTTGACAAATAGGTCTAATCTTTTAGTTGTTGCCATTGTTTGCCTTTTGTATTAAAGTAGCCGAGAGGCTACTTATTGTTAGATGCTACCTGCATCTCCATCACCACCACCATCACCTGTGTTACCACTAGCTGTACCATCAGTAAGATAAGAGATACGCACTGTCTTAGTCTCAAAGATAGTCACATCATCTGCTATGATAGTAGCACTCTTCCCATCTGCTGCCATTGTGACAAATACTGGTATGATACCCTCGTCTACTACGACTAGAGCCATACCATTGGTTGCTTCACCTTTGGCTATTTTTGTGAGTTCTATGACACCACCTGTGAGCACTGTAGTATCATCTACTGCCATCACCAAAGAGCCTACACCACCATTGATTAGATCTATTAGTTCTCTACCTTGATTTGCAGATAGAGGCTTGGTAGTCTCTATACTATCAAGACTATCTACTACATCATCATATCTCACATATGGGGTTACATCCACTTGTCTATACTGTAGAGTACGAATGAGTAGCCAAACAGAGCTGTTGTAGATATAGTGAGCTCCAAATGCTGTACCATCTGTATCTGTACCTACATCAGGGTCTGCACTTGCATCAGCTACAAATACTCTCACCCCTTGTCTCTTAGGTACTACGATACCTACTGCATCATCATCTCTCTCATCAAGAGTTGCAGCAAAGTATGTGTCGTCCTCTTGTGCTATGTATGTTTTGATCTGATCTACTGACCAAGTTTTACTATCACCTGTTGTAGCTCCATCATCTATGATAGCTTCGATCTTCTGTGTGTTTAGATTTGTCTTATCATCAAGAGATTTGACTGCCTGTGCAGAGGCTGGATTACCTGCTGTGTTATCTGCGATTACATCATCTAGTGTTCCCACTATCTGAGCTTTGTCAACTTTTGCCAATAGAGCTGGGTTGAGGTTTTTAATGGTGCTTATACCTTGTTTGAATTGGTTGCCTGTTGCATCAAGAAATGCCATGTTAATCCTTTGAAGTTAAAATATAAGAGTCATAGACTCACCCATATACTCTTAGAGTAGTAGGGTCAATCTAAATCAATTTGATTTGACACATAGATATCTATAATCTTTTGAGCCTTAGACTCAAAACGCTCTTTGCCTGTTTGTTTTTTGGAGAAATATGAAGCTACAAAATAGACAACTGCCAGAGATAAAGCTTCATCTATATGTATAGTCTCATTATCTGTGATTGGGTTGGGGATTGTTGGTAGTTGTATGTATGAAGAGGTATCAGAGTGTATCCTACGATACATATCTGATACACTATCATCATATAGGGCGGTAAGGGCTGTAGGTTCGCACCTACTAGCTATCTCCAATAGAGCCATCTTAAAGTGAATAGATGTAGGTTGTGCCTCACTATTATCACCTAGTAGATGAAGAGCTATGAATTCTTTAGCCTCACCATAGGTCATTATTTCAACCCACTACCACAAGCAAAGTAGTCATCACTTTTCATCTCAACAGTGCAAGATGTATAGTATCTACCAAATCTAGCTGTCTTAGATGTAGGTGGTTCACTAAATTTTGTAGCTATCTTATTCATAAGTCTAATTTCGTTTAGCTTTCCTGCAAAGACTTTATCATTTAGTTTAGTGTGTGCAAAGAGTCTATGAAGCTTTACTTTTACACTACCAAAATCTGTCTCTAGCTCATAGAGTGTTGGGTCAAACTTGTGTTCATCTTTTACCTTACGAAAGAACTGATCTCCTGCAAATGTATTGATAGATTTTTTGATGACTGGTCCCACAACAAGAGTAAACGACTCGTCATCTAAACCGCCACGCTCCCATATGGGCTGTAGTATTTCACTCAACATATCATATGTAAATGATGTTGGAGTGCCGCTCCCATCTCCATTGCTATCAAAATATTGTTTATGCTCTGTAGGTACATAGTTGAAGATACCTGCCATCTTTGCCTCTTGTGATGGTGTACCGACTGTGTAAGTATCAAATACACTAGCATTATGAAGCCCTAGCATAGCAAACTCTATATCTTTGGTATGCTCTTTACCTTTTTTAGCTGTACGATATGCCCACTCTTTTTGACCATACTTAGAGTTGTGTATCTCTTCATCAGATATACCATAGTCTGTTTTGAGTATCTGCACTACATTATCTTTCATGTATTTAGTATCTTGTGTGTTCTCTTCGATATCTGTCACCTCTAAGTTTGCATTCTCTTCAGGGTCATCATATCTATCGAGTATCCAAGAGTGCTTTGGTGCCGCTATGCTACCTCTATTAGCCCACTCCAAAAAAGGGGTCTTGTGAACACCTTGCAATATAATGGTATCTAGTATTGAGGGTTTTTGATTTGTTTGATTGCCGTATGATAAAAGTGGCATTCGTGCCTCCTTGTTAGATTTTTATAATGAATTATCCAACAAGAAGAGTTTAAAAATCTATATAGTTTTATTGCCCTAGTATAAAGCTACCTAATTGGAAGTCATCAGCCTTGCCACCTTTGACCGCCTCTTCTAGTGTCTCCATAGTTTCGCCACTACCCTCACCATCGGTAAGATTGTCAGGCTTCTCCTTGGGTGTAATCTCTGCCATAACTGCCTTATATGCCATCTCTCTACCCTCTGGAGTACTTCTCATAGCCTCTGCAAACTGTGGATTGACCTCCTCTAATTTGGCTATCTCCTTTTCTACCAAATCAGTAGGGATATCAGGATACTTCTTTGTTAGTTCATCTGTGACCTCTTTTTGTTGCATTTGGGCTAATTGACTCTTTAGTCCATTGATGGTCTCTCCTTGTGTAGCTATAGCCTCTTGTTGTTGGTTGATCCCCAACATATCTTTGGCTGTCTCTACTTCATCAGGTGCTGGAGCTTGTGGCTCTTGTGCTGGTTGCTCTTGTTGCATCATAGCGATCTGCTCTGGTGTCATCTGTGGTGCTTCATTTTCCATTAGTTATCTCCTAAATAATTTTTGCTATAGAGCCACATGTACTCCATAGTTGATTTTTAGCATTATTGAATGCAACTCTATTTCCGATCTCTTCGTTATCTGCATTTTCTGCTAGATTGTCTATAAAATCAGGTGATATCTTCCCATTATTCGCTTCAAGATTTAGCTTGATTGTAGCTGCTAAAATTTTCATACCTGCACCTCATACCAATCTGCTCTCATCACATCTTCTATAGATGGTTGATAAGCTATGGAGTGTCTACCTGTCATCAAGATAGGTAGTGTCTCACCTCTGTTTATAGATACATAGGTATTCTCTAAGTTCTTACCCCACGCTCTACGCTTAAATCTCTTTAGAGTTTTTGCCTCTTGTAGCATCTCTACTATATTAAGGTCTTTTGCCTCATCTGCTAATCTCTCTTTGGCTTCCTGCTCTTCTTTGGCTTTTGCCTCATCTGCTAATTTTTTCTCTTCCGCTTTGGTCATGGTAAATCCTTGTATATTATATTTTTGATTAACTCTATTATCAAAAGAGCATAGAGGCACTACTCTATATCCTCTTGCTCTTTGATATCCTCTTCTAGTGTCTGTATCAATCCATCTAGTAGATTTCTACTTAAGACAAAGCCTCTCATTTGCTCTAGCTTATGCACTCTCTTTGTGTCGTCTAGTTCAAAATCATTAGCCTCATTCCATAAGCTGTTGTATAGGTTGTTCGCCTCCTGCTGTAGGTATTGGTAACCCTTGCTCTGTTGGAAGTCCTTGAGGTTCTGTAGGTACTCCGCTTGGTTCGTTTGGCTCATCTGCCTCTAATCCTTTCATGATTGATGTGATAGTTTTCAATCTCAACACTTTGAGCTTTTCTTTGAATAACTCATCTAGTGTTTTGAGATACTTTTTTGCTAGTTCAGGGTCTTGTGACTCCATAGCTATCTTAAACATTTGGATAGCACTACCCTCAGCGGTTTGGATATTGTTTAATTGTATTTCACTATTGATAGCCCCTACACCTGTATTGATAGATACTGCAAAGAGTAGTTTTCTAGTTCTATCTACTTCATAGAGTAGTACATTGGTATCATACTTGTAGATCAGTCTCACTATCCTAGTTATCATTGGCTCAAAGAAACTCTCATTTAACGCTCTGATAATATCTTCTATTACTGCATTACCCTCCTGTGTTAAGATTGATACACCAGTAGCTGTTTGATTGAGATTTGCTTTGTCGTTGATACCTTGATTGTATTTGGTGATACCGCTCACCTCTTGCATCTCACTATCTAATCTATCAACACCATAGATAGATTGATTGATATTTGGTATCGGTAGTTCTCTAACCTCTTTTAGGCTAGATACTGCTATCTTTTTTCGGTTTGAGTTGATATCCTCTTCTTTGAGTCCAGAGGTTTTGGTAGCCAAAAAACTATGGCTAAAGAGCTTATCCAAAGAGTCTATTTGTTGATTTCTAGTGATAGTGTACTCTTCCTGTAGAGGTATCATAGCCTCTATAAAGCTACCTCCATAGGCCTCTACTGAATTACCCTCACTGATACTTACAAATTGTGGTTCAATATTACCTATGATAAAGGGTAAACCATCCTTTAACTTCTTATCTACAGTTATGAATGTATCATCAGGTAATACAGTAGATACTAGCCACTTACCATCTTGCAGCCTATAAACATCACGCACCTCTACCCTAGAGGCATCACCCAAATCTATACTAGATATCTTAGATACATCACTATAGTCACCTATATAGTTTTTCCATTTAAACTTTTTGCCATATTGACCTTTTAGTTTACCTATAGTTGTCACTACCTTGTGTACACAATATTGGATATCAAAGTGATTTGTAGCATTAGGGTCTAGCCAAATATCTTTGATCTTAATCCTATTTAGCCTAAGCCCCTCTCCATCTTTCCAGTAGATTTTGACTATAGGAGTACCATAGACTAAGCCATCTATAACCGAGGGTTTTATCCTTGTATATAGATTTATCTTTTTGGTAGTCCATTCGTCTAATAGAGCTTGTATCTTGCTATAAAGCTCTATATCATCAGTATTAGCAGGTAGTATCTTTGCAAATTCGTCCGTCTCAAAGTAAGTTTTCATGATAGAAATGGCTACTTTACGCACCTTGGCTTTTATAATCTTAGGGGCTATATGGCTTTTCCTACGCCTCTTAAGGCTCTCTAATAGATTGAGGTCTATGATGTTGTTATATCCTGCTTCTAGTTGCTCAAATTGGGCTTTGTATAGATCATACCCTCTTTGTGCCTCATCAATCATATCCAATATTAGTCTCTCATTTTTATTCATGTTAACTCCTTATATTTTCTCTTTATTTTTCCATGGTCAAACCCTGTAGCAAAGGCTATCTGTTTTATGGTGAAACCTGCTAGTGTCAGGTCCTCTATAATCAATCTCTCTACTATTGCTTTAGATATAGGTATCGGTATAGCTGTATAGTCATCTGCTTTCTCTTCTATCTTTTTTATATCATTTAGTGCATAGACTGCATTGATAAAGCTTGATGAAAATTTGTGATTAGTATTTTTGGACGAGTAGAAACTAGCATCTATAGCAGCTCTTATCTGTTTGGGTGTAAAGTTTGCTTTTTGTAGTATCAAAATTTTTAGCTTTTTAACTTGCTTCTTAGATACAGTTAATTTCGTATTACCATATCTAACTACAAACCTATAAGCTTTTAGTAGATCATTGTCAAAGAGTTCTCTTAAGGCTTCTCTATTTACCTCTAGCATAGTCACCATGCACCTCCTACACTACTGCAAGGTAGAGTATCACCTATAGACTCAACTTCATCACTATCATAAGCCTCATCATCATAAATCATAGCGTTCATAGAGATAGCAAAGGCATCAGCATTGTCAGGAGAACGACCCAACTCTTTTTTGATATCCTTTTTGCTTATTAGTTGTTCTTTACCCCTATTTGAGATAAAGTATTTTTGAGCCATTAGTTCACCCACCAACTCATCATCATCAGGGATCTTCCCATCCTTTAGAGCCTCTTTAAGTAAAAAATACCATTCAGCTCTTTTGTTGAAGAACCTCTATCCATACAAATAGATGGCAAACCACTACCAATACCAATGGCATCTACAAATATAACAAATGGTTTTCTAGTAGCTTTTTTATACTCATTAATCAGCCATCCACCAAGAGCTGTTAAATCTAGGTTGGATTTTTGTTTAAGTTGATAGAAGTGTTTACCCTTTCGTTTAACTAAAACATTCTTATCATCTCCAAAGTCAGCAACATCTAAAGCCCACACCTCAGCACCACTATCATCAAATACCTCTCTAGTGGTAGCCTCTTCTACCTCTTGTAGGGTAAATACTGCATCAGAGGATTGTCTAGGGAACTCACCTTGCACTCTTACGCGGTAAACATCACTATCGAGTCCATATTGTCGTTTCTTTTCAGCTATCCACTTAGGAGATACATTCTCAGACTCTTCGGCATTGAATTGATAAACACTCCATTGCCAGCGGTTCTTATGATGTGAGTCATAAAAGTAACCATCCACACGAGTAGGGTTAGCAGTCATTATGACTAAAGTATCTTCGCCTGTCATAGCACCCTCAGCCACTTCAAAAATGATTTGAGGAATACCACTAGCCTCATCAATCACAAAGCCAAGAGATGTTGCGTGAAATCCTTGCAGTGCTTCTGGTTGGTCAGCTCTAGCCGTTCTAGCTACTGCAAAGTTAGCATTTGTAAAGTTCACTCTCTTTGTTAAGACCTCTACTTCATTTTTTAGTTGGAGTGGCAGGGCTTCTCTCCATTTTTTAATCTCAGGTATCAAGAGGTCATGCAGTTGTGGAGCAGTTGGAGCGGTCATAGGTATCTTAGCATCATCTTTGAACAAGCCCCACCAAAGGACTATCCAAGCTAGTAGAGTAGTTTTACCTGTACCGTGACCACTTCTTATAGATATCTTGCGTACACCCTTATCAATGTCATCTACAACAACTTGCTGTTGTCTTGATGGTATAGCCTTTAACATTTGTCGTATAAAGAAGTCCAAAGAGTGTGCAGCGGCTTTGAGCAATAAGATATCTGTATTGTCTAGTTTAGCCATCATTAACCTCTATAGCATCTACTGTTATCATCTTCTCAGGCTCTTCACGGATACTTTTAAAATCTTCTAGCAGTTTAGCAACATCATCATTGCTTACTATATCGCTCTTGATCTGATCTCTTACCGACACGGTTACATTTAAATCAACAGTCTCTTTGAACATATTAATAGACTTACCCAACAACTCTAAGACACGAGTACGATCATTTAGGGATATTTGGACTGTAGTGTCTGTACCAAACTCCGTATCTCTCTTAGAGACCTTGATAGACTTGACCATAAGAGCCGTGTAGTTGTCTATATTGTTTCTAATTTCTCCAGTCTCTTCATCTAAAATGTCAAATACAGATGTAGAACTCATCGCGTGTAATTTTGCTATGACATCAGCACTAGAGACCTGCACCACTTTTCTAGCTGTATCTCTTAGCTTCTTTAGCCTATTGGATATCAAAGGGTCATCAAGTAATCTTATAGCCTTATGAGGAGAATTTTCCTCAAAGGCTTCTCTATATGCAAGAGATAAGTTACTGGTATTAAAATATACCTCTATAAACTTCTCTTCTCTCTTTGATAGAGTTCTTCTAATTCGAGACATTATCTCTTATCACTTTATCTATATTTGTGGCATCTATAGAGTGGTTTTCTTTTAAGTACCCTCTTATCCCTCTTAATACACCTATTGATATCTGCTTAGCATACATCGCTATCTCTTCATCACTAAACTTACTACCTATAATTTCAGCTATAAAGATATCTTCTATACCAATAGTTATACTCTCTAGTGATTGCTCAACCATTTCTATAGGTAATATAAACTCTAAAATATTTTTAGACTCATCTAATCTCTGCATTTTAAACTCCTAAAGTAAAACTCAAAAATTAATTTGAGTGATTTTTTTTGTTAAGATAAATAATCCAATAATTACTTATCTTAACTCTCTAGCCGTGAGAGCTAATTTTTTTAATGTAAAAATACTGTGCTAAGTATGCTTACCTAATCTAGCCATAGTCAATATGTTTAAGTAATCTTCTCCTAAACATAAAGCTTTCTTCAATTATTATTTTTCTATTGTGGTATCTATAGTCAAGATAAATAAACATAGGAACAATAAAACATCTCATTAATGCGTTAAAAACATTTCTTCCACATTCAAACAATTTATAACCTTTTAAAACTTGATTTTTTGGGTTGGGTTGGTGTGGTATAATATATATAATTGCGAAAAAATATCAGGGGGTAGGGGTGCTTAATCCCAACCTCTCACTTATCACACACACCTACTAAGTGGTATGATAAGTGGTACTACTAAGCATACCTACCCACACACCCCACGCTATATAGGGGCTTGTGGCTATGGTGTGAGTCCTTAGATAGCACCAGTATCTACATAACGCTACACCTAAGCTATAATCTAAGTGATTAAGCGTGGCAATCCACACAAACTAAAACTGCATAAGCTTCTTGAAGCTCTCAAAGATACAAATCAAACAAGACTCTAAAGCATCAAACAAAGAGAGTTAAGAGCTAAAACTATTTTAAACAGAGTGTTAAAGCTTCTAAATCATTTTTAAACAGAAGCCTAAATACTTAAAAATTAAACTAACTCAACTTAAATTTAAAGCTAAAACTTTTAAATACTAAAGCTTATTTTAAATAGAAGCCCTTTATATACTTTATATATATGATATATCTCTACTCTCTGCTATTCTCTCACTTACGCTTATGTTTTAAAGAACTCTAGCACGGAAACGAATAGAGAGAAAGGGCAGAAAGGGGAACGAACATCTAACGGTCTAACTCTCGACCCCCAACCCCCTACTCTCTTATGTTGTAATTATATGATGTTTGGTGAGCTAAAATGTTGGTGGTTAAAAGTGCCTATTCTTGTATTGCTTATGTTTGTGAGTGGCTTGTGGTTTGCTTAGTTTGTGGGTGGCTTGTGGTGACATTATTTTAAGGAGTTTAAGGGCTTAACCTTAAATGGGGCAGATTAAGCCCCTAAATATTAAGCTATATATTGATCTATTGCTTTAGTTCGTGCATCTGCATAACTTGAAGCCTTAACACTATTAAATATCATATGATTAAACTCTTTGCTATCACTTAATAAACACAACTCTACTTCATATATCCCGCTTATCTCTACTTGCATGATATGCACTGTTTTAATCTTATACCCCTGTAGTGTTCTTTCTTCCAGTTGTTCCATAATATTATCCTTATTTAGTTATAATTTTGTGTTAGTTTGGAGAGGTTGCACTCTCTCCAAAACGGCTTAGGCTACTAACAACTCTTTAGCTGTTGCAATGTCATCTAAATATTTGAACGCTTTAGTGGCTTGTGCGGCTGCTCTCCATAAGTAAGTTTTATCATCTTTGAAGCTCTTTAACCAATCCTTGAGATACGCAGCGCTATTATTTTGCGTCGGTTCTGTATCTATGCCTAGTCTAGCCATTAGTAGAACACTACCTATCTCAGCTACTAGCTCCTCAAATGCGTATGATTTGCTACTCTTACCACCGCTCATATCTCTATCTAATCTATCTTTGTGACCTGTAGAGTGTATATACTCGTGGCCAAGTGTACTATAATACTCTTCTGCACTCATGAAGCTATTTATAGTGGGTATGCCAATATAATCATCTGCATAGTATGCTACTGGTGCAGTCTTGACCTCTAAATGATCTAGCTTACTATAATATAGTTCTGCTTCTGCTATTGGGTCTATAACTGCCTCGGCTTGTGTTTCTGTTGCTTCTAGCGTGGTTTGTGCTACATTGAAAACAAGATATTTTTTAAGCATTGGGATAATTTTATATCCGCTCTCTTCATCTTCATCTTTTATTCTAAGTGGCTTGAAAAAAAACACTGGTGAACTCTTCTCCCCTTTTTTGACTACACCACCTAAATCTTTACACTGTTTGAAAGTTAGCCACTCATTACTGTTATAACCCTCGTCCATTGCAATCATCCATAAGTTGAACACATTCATACCGTTATACTCAGTATGTGTACTTATATTGTGTGGTATACCGTTAGCTATCGAAGTTTTAAACGGTTTAATCCAGCTCCCAGCTTCCTCTACCTTTTTAACTATATTATCTATTGTGTTGTTTAGTGCTTCTCTCATTTTTTCGTTTGCCATCTCTAAATCCTTATGTTTTGATAATCGTATTATGGCATACTCTAACTTAAAATAATATTAAAGTATCCCTATTTTAAGGATATTCTTTAAATTTAGCTATTTTTTGCATATTTCCCTAAAATGAGGATAAATTAATAAAACTTTAAGCTTACTCATGCCATAATGCTCTCAACAGAAAGTTTACGAGCTTTCATCCCTCCGAGTGAGAGGGAGCCTCCAAGGGTAGCCAATCCGCTTTGACCCTTGGAGGAGCCAATCAGGATCAGAATAAGTTTAGTTAAGCACTCTTTGAGTGTTTATAAAATTTATTATTTAAAGGGTTTGAGATGACACAAAATGAAATGATGATAGATACAAAAAGAGTTTTCGATATAGACTTTAGGAGCGATGTGTTTTTAAATCACTCTCCAAGTATGAATTATGACAGGGTCAAGGATATAGTAATTTATGCAAATGAGCTACTAGTTGAAGAGCGTGGAGAAGTTAGGGAGTGGAATTTAGAAATGGATATAGAGAGTATTAGAACAACTACTCTTAAAATTTATCTATTAACCCTATTTTCTACAGAATTACATTACTAGAAAAATTAGAGCCTCCACGGCTCTTGTAAGTTTAGTTAAGCCCACAAGGTGGGTTTATAAAATTTATTAAAAGGATATGACATGAAAACAGTTATATACACAAATAGAGGGACATCATTTCTTGAAAAAGATACAAAAAAATAAAGTCTATAGATGTGACACTAGGTAGCTTTAGTCATTTTGGGAAAAAATACAATAAAATGATTAAAATTGAACATACTTATAAGATCAATGGATTATGTCACGCTCATAATTATGGAGTTACGAGTGTTAGTGAGGGGATAAAAATTGTAGTTGATTATTAACTACAACACAAACTAAATAAAGGAACAATATGAGAAAAGCAACACACAAGGAGGGGGCGGATTATCTAGGTCTAGCTCCTAAGACAATCGCAAACTGGCGAGATGCAAAAAAGCGGAGAGCCTTCTTAATAGGAGTAGCCGCTATCATAGACGATGAAAAAGCCAAAAGAGAGGCATATGAGGAGAGAAGAGCCAAAGAGGAAGCTACCAGTCAGGGATGATCCTAAAATTATATGTACACTCTCCGATCACTCTATTATTCTCTAATGGGATATACTTCTTATATTCTACTTTGAGATTAGTTACTCTATTTTTACACTCTTTGGGTACATCCGCACCACCGATAATAAAGTTAAAATGTCCACCCTTACCTATCTGTACACGCCACCCATTAGCTCTTGTTTTTAGAAATAATATAGAGCCATACTTTGGTATACACCCTGTATCTGATGTAATACGCCATGCAACGGTTGCAATCTTTTTACTCTGTTTGCAATCTCCTCCAAACTTTACTGTACGCTTACCTAACTTGATATCTTTATAGTATTCTACCAGCTTACCATCTTTTATTAAAAACTTTATTTTATCTTTGTCATAATCCCATACTTTTTTAGTATGTATATACATCTTACGACCGCCAATATTTAAGACGCTTGCATTTAATCCAACAGTAACCAACCCACCAACCAACACTAACTTAATTAAACTTCTCATAATTATCCTTTTAATTTATCTATCACAATTCTACCAAGTATATCTTAGTGCAAGGCTCATCAATCGCATATAGCTTGTGTGTTATAGTTATGACTACTTGGCTATCATCTACATAGGCTATCCCATTGAGTGCATCTTTGATAGTTTTCAAGAGGTTATCACTATCGGGTTTTTTGATATGATACTCTCCAACTGCTGCTAACCTCTTCTTCTTGCTCCAGCTCTTTGGTATTGGCATATAGAAGATACAAAGTAGCTTGGTGGGCTTCTCTGTTGGCGTGAATACACTGCTAGCAAGGAGTGCTATAGCCCTTTTGTGGTCTGTGTACTTCTTTGGGTTATATGTGCCAAACTTGCTAAAGCGTGGGCGTGGTGCAGGCATTGGTACCAGGGGGATAATTAGAGACTGCATACCGCTTCATCTTCCGTAAAATCAAAGAGTGTAGGCACATAATGAGCAGGCTTAAAACTGCTATCCAAAGCCATTTTTGCACACTCAAGAATATACAATCCTACTTGTGGATTTACTAAATTTCTTAGTATCATCCGCTTATCTCCTATATCCTTATAGCTCTTTAGATTAAAATTATAGACCGTGGAGCTACCGAGTATATCACCATGCACCCTACTATCCTCAAATTCTGCCTTGGGGATATCAAAATTTGACCAATAATAATGCCTACCAATATTTATTGATGGGACAATAAGAGGGGTATAAAAAGGTATCACATTCTCTACTAAAAACAGCCCTTTGTAATAGTGTTGCAGTAGCAAAATAACTTGATAGAGTGCCATATCAGGATATACAGCACCATAGCTTTTGCCGTTTGAGTATTCTACTCCAACGCGTGGGAATCTAGCTCTTGAGTGAGTAGGACACGGTGGAGAAGCCCAAATAAAATCAAACTCCATGTAGTGCTTGAGTAGATACGCTTGGGCATCGCCAACGATAACCGTGTCATTCGGATATAGATCACTATAAACTTTTGCAATGTTTGGGGCAAGCTCAACCGCTGTCACTTCGATATCATCACCCCAGAGCTTACGATTACCGCCTATGCCTGCGTATAGATTTAATACTCTCATCTCACCCTCTTATAACTCGTAAATGTAGGCTGATCTTTGCTAATAGAGCAGTTCCAAGTTATAGACTTTCCGCATATACAATGATGACCTGCAGTAGCTCTGTCTTTTGCCGTGTAGCCTCTACCGCATCCAACAGCAGTACAATTAGCCCAATATGGGCGTTTTGGGATTAGAGAGTCGTTTGGTTGTTGTTTTTGCTTTGCCATTATTCACATATCCCATATTGGTTCACACAATGATCATCTTCAAACTCTAGGTCTAAAGTCTGCCTTAGGTGCTTATCTTTATCTTTGTTAAAAAATTTTGCATTTTTTCTATCAAATCCATTTTTAGAAACAATATTTCCTATATTGTCTTCAAGATCCCTTAGTCTCTGTTTATATTTATCTTCCATCATCATTAATTCGTGTTTTTTAGCATATATGCACGGATAACATCCAACCCTCATAAAACCCTTTTTATAGAGCGGATTAACCTCAATTTTGTTTTCTTTGTGATAATCAAAAATCCTTTGAGTATCCCAATATGCCACAGGGTATAAAGTTTTTATACCATCAACAAGGGCAAAACTTTCAGTATCCGCCCTTGCATTACTCTTTTCTCTTCTGATCCCAACAATATTAATAAAATCAATTCCATTATCTTGAAAAGTTTTATAAAATTTTTTGGCAGGTATAATCTTTAAATTCTCAGTACAAAATCTCATCACACAATTAGGCATCATCTTTTTGCGAATACTAAGTGTTTTCATTCCCTCACTCTCAATAAACTTGATTTTTATATCAAGTTTATTTTCTAAATAGTCTAAATACTCATAGACTGCATCGTGTTCCCACTTTGTATCGATATAATATGGGATAATATCTTTTCTTGGTAATGTCTCTAAAGCCCACAACAAACACGCGGTCGAGTCTTTGCCACCGCTTAGACTAACTAAATATTTCATTACGAAGCCTCTCTCATACCAAACAACCCATCATCTTCATAAAGCACCTCTTTGACCTCATAGCTACTCTCTTTTTTGTCTTTAAAAACTATCAACCCATTGGCTACATAGTCCCTAAAGTCCACTCTACCAGTAGCCAATAATTTTTCACAAAAGCCCTCAAATCGCTTTGGGTACTCCATCGGTGAAAAGTACTTCCAAATGTCCTTAGTGCCAATCTTTGCTATGATCTTCATAGTCTCTTTTGGTATATCCACTATCTCACCGCTCCTCTTCTCTTGTATCCTCAGCTCCCAATCTGAATGCAAGATGATATCTTGGTTCCAGCTAGCTTGGCACACACCAGCGAACCGACTTATGAAGTCATATATCGCTTTGAATGCCTCTACCTGCATATCATTTAGCCTTAGATTGTCTCTAGCTTTAATCATTGTCGCGTCCATCAAAACTCCTTAGTTGTATTTTTTAGTTTATCCATCACATTGCGATTTGTCGGTGTAGTCGGTGGTGGCTGTGTTGGGTATTGAGGCTCTAATACTACTAACTTGCCTCTCTTGACCTCTAGTGTTTTGGTGTTGATAGCCATCAAATAACCTTTAGCTTTCACCTTCACCCAATCCTTCCCTAGCCGTGGCTCTGGTGTAGGTTTGAAGTCCTTATAAGCTCTCTCTTTATCCCACGACTGATAAGCCTTGGCAAAGTTTTTGTATTGATATCCCTTTGCTTCTAGTGCATCTACAAACTCTTCATATCGGTCTATGTTGCCATCTAGCAATAAGCATTTAGCAGCTAGTTTCTTTTTGTACTCATCACTCAAATTGTCATATGATTGTTTTTTTGAGAGAGTGAAAGAAAATTCTTTTTTTATTACTTTTTTATTCTCTGTAGTAGTCTCTGTGGTAGTCTCTGTACTATTTATACATCGGTTCACATTGACCTCATCCATAGGGTCAATTTGACCTGATGGATCGGTGCATTCTGACCTGATGCATTGGGTCACACTATTTGGATTTGAAATTTCCTCTATTTTGATATAATTTATAGTGTAAAAGTTAGTCTTATTTCGCTTATCTTTTGATAGCTTTTCTATCTCTAAAAAGCCCTTACTCTTAAGGCTTCTTATTATTCTTTTGATGGTAGAGTCTGACCAAAATTTAAACTGTTTTTTCCACTCTTCTATAGAGTTATACACCCAAAATCTACCCTCATTCTCAAAACTACTTTTTTGTATCCAGTAGTGTAGTTGTTGCAAAAATATAGACTCATTTAGACCTATAATTTCTGCCAACTCTATATTGACTACTAGAGGGTTTTGATTAAAAAATATACTCATACCCCAATCCTCCTATATACTTTTACTAAATACTTCTCTTGTAGCTCTACAGATGTGAAGATCTTGACGGGCAATCCTGTAGCCCTCTCCACCTCTTCAGCTTTACTTAGCTTTATCTCTATATCTCCTCGCAAATACTTAGAGAGTGTAGACTTGTCTATCAGCGTCATATCAGAGATATCAGTTAGACTAAGCTTTGTCATATAGATACTTTCTTACATTCGGCTACCGTACCTTTAAATACACATTTAGCCATCTTTGCTAAGTCACTCATCTTTATCACCTCCTAATTTTTCTAAGAGCTTCTGCATAATCTTCATCAGCTCACCTTTCTTTTCAAAATGAAATAGCATATCAATCCCTAGTCTTGCTATCTCACTATCATTCATCCCATACTTATCGCCCATCTCCTCAACCCTCGCTATATGTTCCAAAGATAGTTTGATTGTCTTGCTGTTGTCGTACTTCATTACTGCTCCTGTAGTGTTGTGGTGGTCTCTTTATCTTTGGTAGGATTGGGCTGTAGATAAGATTTGATATCTTTCCAAGCGTCAAATGGCACTTGATGAGTTTTATTCATGTAGAGGATATTTTCATAGCTAGGCTTTCTAGTGCCTCTCAAAATATGATTTATCGTAGTGGTTGATTTGTATACTTCTAAGAGTATTTCTTTTAGTTTTTTTCTTGTCATGCTAAAATAATACAATAAGCACTATTAGAGAAATGTTAATTTAGTGCATATTGTATTATTTATATTGATACAATATGCATTAGTTACGAAAGGTTAGTTATGAGTTTTTCAGATAATTTCACAGCGGTTAGAAAAATAAAAGGGTTTACCAACGAAGCAATAGCTAGAAGAATGGAAGTCGGTATAGCTACTGTAGCTCATTGGTCGAATGGTAGAAGAACGCCATCGCCAGAGCAGATAGAGGAAATTGCATCTATCTTGCAATGTTCTGTGGCTGAACTCTTTGGAGAGGACAAAGTACTACCCTCTACAATTCCTTTAATTGGCATAGCAAGTTGTGGAGTTCCTAGTATCTCTTATGATGATTATATAGAACAAATACCAGTAAGCGAAGATATCGCTAGAGATGGAGTCTATGCACTCACGGCTGACGGTGACTCTATGCTACCACGCATCAAGCACGGTGATATAGTGATATGTGATCGAGAGATGGAGTGCGTGAATGGTAATATAGTCCATTACACCACCTCAGACGGAGAGAGCGGTATCAAGCTCTATCAGTGCGACCCAACCACAGAGACAGTCACGCTCTACCCACTCAATACCGATGGTCACTATCCAATAACAGTACATAGAGATAGCTTGAAGTGTGCTAGAGCTTTTAAAATACAATCGGATTTATAAACATGAGCAAATTATCTTTAGAAGAGCATTAAATTGAAATATGCTATAATCCCACAAAGGAGTCACTATGATAGCCATACCACAAAACCAATTTAGTATAGACCTAGACCTCGGTAGCTCTACACTAGAGTACACCAAGAGCTACATAGCACTACTACACAAGCTCTACACCCTACGCAAGATACTCAAAAGCAACCTAGACAACCTAGATACATACCTCACCATCAACCAGCTCTACCATGTAGAGAAGTTAGATGAGATACTCATAGGACTAGAAGAGCTATCAGACTTCACCCAAGAGATACTAAACACCCACAAGCTCAAACACTGGACAAACTACCCCATATACTATATGATAGACAAGCTAGAAGATGCCAACATATCACTACAAGGGCTACTACTCTCTACACAGTCTCACCTCACCCAAGATGAGAACTTCAGATGGTCATAACCAAAAGCTCCAGATATACCAGAGATGTCAAGAAACTCACCAAAACCCACAAACTCACCACCCAACAGATAGCAGACACAGAACTACTATACACAACAGACCCCAACCACAAGACACTAAGACTACACAAGATAGTATGCAAAAGAGACAAAGACAGATACTCCATCACCATACCAAACACCCAATATCGCATACTCATCACCAAACTACAAGAGACCACATATCTCAACACCCTACTAGACCACAAAGCATACGATAGGATCAACAAAGACTGCTAGAGCATTTAATATACAATCAAACTTATAAGGAGTGATGATGGAAAATGAACTAAGACAAAGAGCTACTAAATGTATGATATGTAAACATTGCTGTTGTATTGTAAACGATTTTGTAGAGTGCAGGGGTTATAGTTACTAGCCGACCTTGTCGCTAGAACAACACATACTAGGCATATGAACATAGCCACTCTCCCACTCGCTAAGAGCATCTTTTAGTCTATTGGGACACTTTATATCTATTGATGTTCTATCACTCCTATAGGCTACCATACTATCACTTTCTATCATTAGAGGTCTCAAAGAGTCTATCTCACTATCAACTATATCTTTATCTATAAGCCTCCAAAATCCCTCTTTACTATATATTAAATGATTTCTATTTTCAACCTTGTCATAGTAAACAAAAAGCTTATCACTAGCTCTATCTTCCGACATAAAGAAGACTGTGGCTACTATATTGTCATATACTGTTACCCATCTTGCTCTGATAGACCTTATCATCATATCAGCAAGATAATACTCTTTTTGTATATTGTCATACCATACGGCTTTTGGCATTTTTATATTATAGTATGATGCCCTCTCATTTCTCAATGCACTTAGCATCACATAGAGGTCTTTTGTCTTCTCGACTTTCATCTCCTCATCTGTGATCCCCTCATAGAGAGACTTTACACACTGTTGTATCACTTTCAACTCTTTACTCATAATAACCCCTTTTATATTTTAGATTACACATTTTAACATAAATAATACAATATGCACTAAATTTAATAATATTTTAATAGTGCTTATTGTATCATTCTATCAGAAGCCCAAAAAACTTCTAGGTTATTTAACATCAAAGGATATTTATGAGTCTTATCAAAGATTTAGACAAACTAGCAAGAAAACACAATCTAATTGTGTTTTCCTATAGTCAAGACGGAAGCAACCTAGTAAATGGTTCACCCACCGTCTCAGTTACATTAGTTTCACCAAGTAAAAGTGAGTATGAGAAGCGTGAAGCAGTTAGAAAAGCTAAGTAACTATCTCAGCTTCAACTCTCTCTTCATCAGGTGCGTTAGGGTCGATTAAAGCCTCCCTAAGTTCGCTTACCCTCTCCTGGAAAGAGGTGTAAGCCTCAGAGGTTTTCCCCTCAGCTAAGAGGTCTCTAGCCTCATCAAATGGCTCAATAGCCATAACAAATAGTTCAAAAGTATCCATAGTGGAGTCCTTGTATATTGGTTTTGTGCGTTCAACACACCATATTATACAAGGATTTCATTTTGAATATATGGTTATTTAACATTCCAAATATAAGAGTTGGCAGTATGGGGTAGAGGTGCGAGTATGTTTTGGTAGCGCCAATTCCTGAAAAACACTTCTAAGATTGCAATCACCTGCATGCTGCCTACTGTTATATTTATAAAACACTCACTCAACTCATCGGCTATAGACCGCTGTGTGTTGGCACGATTAGGTCATATATTATTCATCCTCCTTTCTTGAATAAATTTTTTTGACAAACGATAAGATAAAAATCCTCCTATATGAGAGGTACAAGATGGGTTGAGTGAGTGTTTAGTCGGTGGTAGTTTGAGCCTCTTGAGTATGAAAGTGTGATTATGTGTACACTAAAGCATCAGTAAAAAAGAGAGGCAAGAGTTAGACGGTAGGAACTACAGATGTGGAAAAGGGTGTGCAAATCTTGCAAGTTTACGGTAGGTCATTATAGATAACATAACTAAAATATGGAACGCCTCCTATACTTTAGTTATGTTATCTGGATATAAAAAACATTAGGAGACAAACTATGACAACTAAAACACTAAAAAAAGCCCTTACAAAAGGCATTAAGACCATAGGTGAGCTTGGTAGAGCTTCAAAAAAATATAGTGATACTGTGATTGAGTATCGTTACGGTAGGTGGATGGAGGTAGAGAAGTGATAAAAGCCGTAATGATAGGACTACACAAATATAAAGTCAGTGGTATGGTCATAGAAGCCACTACACCCAATGAAGCAAAAGAGAGATATAGAGTACTCAAATCAAATAGGAGAGTAAAGAGATGACAAATCAAGATTACCACAATGCAGAGGGCATATCATCAAGTGATTTTAGACTACTTGATGAGAGTCCCCTACACTTGGCAAATAAGAAACTCTTCAAGCTGGAGGGGTCACAATTTATATTAGGCTCTTTAGTGCATAAGATGGTGTTAGAGCCTGATGATATTGGTGATGAGTTCATCAAAGGTGACTTCGAGGGTGCAGATATTAATAAAGACTCTATAGCTTATAGAGAAGCCGAACCACTCATTGAAGCACTACACCTTAAATCTGATATAAAAAAGATGTTTATTGAGGAGTCTTTCAATCACGATGATTTAAATAAGAATACAAAATTATACAAAGAGTCTAAAAAAGAGTTTGTAGATTATGCAAAGTCTGAAAACTTAACTGTTGTTTCAAAAGATGTTTGGAAAATAGCATTTGATGCTTATAATGCTCATATCCTAGTGGGCGATAGAACCATTATAACTGTAGCCATGTGGGATCAAGCAGAAAGAATGGCAAACAATATCACAGCCATTGCTGGTGGGCTATTCCAAAATGGCAAAACTGAAGAGTCTTTTTTTGTGGATGATCCTATCTATAAAGTCAAGCGAAAATGTAGACCAGACTACTATAGAGAAGATTTGAAGCTCTGTATAGATGTCAAGACTACACAAGATGGTCAAGACTATGGATTTAGCAAGAGTGTAAATGAGTACAAATACCACCGTCAAGCAGCATGGTATCTTGATACTTTACAGATGGCAGGTAAAGTTGTAGATAGATTTATCTTTGTCACTGTGGAGAGCAGGCCCCCACATATGGTAAGAGTAAATGAACTAGACTTAGAGAGTATAAACATAGGTCGTGAAAACTATGAGCTAAAGCTATCTGAAAACCTAAGATACCTAGAGAGTGGTCAAGCAGATATAGTTAAGACTATCAGCCTGCCTGAGTGGGCTAAAAACAGAGAGGAATATTGAGATGAATAACAATAATTTAGCAGTTATAGAAGTACAAGAGAGAAGCCTAGCTTTAGAAACTAGCAGATTTGAGCTAGAGCAGAGAAGAGCCAAGGCTTTGGCTATGAGTAGATTCTTCCCAGCTGATATGAAAAATGACATAGGTAGTGCTATCATCATCTATGATCTAGCTAGACGGATGAACATATCAGAGATGGAAGTATCGCAAAATATATATATTATATATGGTAGACCAAGCTTTTCAACTATATTTATAACTGCGAGACTCAACCAAAGTGGACTTATTAAAGGGCCATTAAAAACTATAGTATCTAGCGACAAGCAATCTGCATACTGTACTGCTATAGATGTAGCAACTGGTGAAGAGTTAGCAGGTATGACTATCACTATGGCAATAGCTAAAGCTGAGGGGTGGCTATCTAAAAAGGGTAGCAAGTGGGTTACCATGCCAGAACTTATGCTTAGAAAACGAGCTCAATCATTCTTCATCAAAGAGTTCTATCCTCAAGTGATGTTTGGACTCTCCACCGACGATGAGATCAGAGATATAGTAGAGACAGAAGTAGCACAACCTACCACAGACATCAATCAAGCCATTATGCAACAGTCAACACCGCAAGAGCCACAGACTTTTGATGCAGAGATAGAAGAAGTAGCGGAGCAAGTCCACGGAGAAGCGGATGAGATGCAACCGCAAAAGAGAAGTAGACGCACCAAGGCAGAGATAGAGGCTATACTAGCAGAGGCCAACAGATATAGACCTGATGGAATAGCAGAATATACCAAGCTGAGAGATGTACCAAAACAAGAAGAGCGAGAGGCTATAGCTAGACTAGAAGCACCACAAGCAGAAAGCACACCGAGCTATGGAGAAGTAGATACTACACCTATAGAGCCACTCAATGTAAATAGTGCTTTGGCACAAGGCTCAACCCCTACACGACAGCATAATAAGTTACCTTATTATATAACTAATAATTGGAATAAGGTAGAGAAAGTAGGGTTGAGCGTACAAGAGTTCCAAGGTTTTATAGAATACCATATCCCAAATTGGGAAACTATTCCACACTCTGAGCTGAGAGGCAGAGCAGGGGAGATATTTGGTGCAGACTCTGCACAGTTGAGAGCTATGGTCGTAGAATTTTATCAAAGAGCAGGTATGCAAGTGCCACCTATGCCAACTGAAGCAAATCCATTAGACGATATGCCTAAAGCTATTGCAGATAAGTTACAATTTTTTATAAACAATGGACTAAATGCAGATGATTATCCAGGGTTTATCAAATTTTCAAATCTCAATGAAGATACTATCAGATTTGTTGAGGAAGATGTAGCATGGACACTGTCTCTCATAGAGGAGTGGAACGCACAATGAAAAGCAGTTTCATAATAACCGCTGTCTTACTATTAGTAGGGTGTGGAGACACAAAAAATACATATACAGCTGAGCCACTAGAAGAGCCTTTGGAGCCTCAAAAAAATACAGAGATCAAGGGTGATGCTATCATTATAAATAGTGGTAGTGATACATCTCTAAGCACGGTTACGGTCACAGAGAATGGTGTCTATGTAGACTGCGGTAGTGCAGGGTGTGGAGATGTTTCTATCGGAGTCAAGCAAGATGACAATGAGACACAGAGGGTTAATAAATAGTAGATTTTTAACCTCATCTATCCATATTATTAGACAAAAAGGGATTATAAGATGCTGATTAATATGGATGGTATAGAAGAGCCTATCTATTGGGCTGGTGCAGGTGAGTATACTTGGAAGATTATAACTGTAGAAGATAGGATATCTAAGCAAGGTGATCCATATATCCATATGCTACTAAAGAACTCTCACAACGAACATTATTCAGAGAGCTTCTATCCAGACCAACACATGAAGCGTATATATCAGATAGCCCTAGCTTTAGGTATCAAGCCTGACGAAGGCAATGATATAGATACACAAGACTTCATAGGTGGCTTCATAAAAGCTAGAGTAGACTACATCATCTACAATAGTGGAATAAAGAGAGGTATGAAGAGTGAGAGGTTATATTTACAAAATATCAGACCAAGCAATAGACGAAAAGACACTACAGGCTCTAGTGACTTTAGTCGAGTCAAGAAACCAAAATACGGCATAGGAGTAAAAGGCAATGGCAATAATAAAACAGAATAAAGATGGGGAGATAATTATACTCATAATAATAGATTTGGGGGCGGATGGAAGTATGTGTTAGGGTTTCAAGCTTCTGGCAATACTATTATATTCATCTTGTTATATGGTTCAATACGAATTGAGAGGGTAAGAAGATGACCAAAATGATAAACAAAAGAGAGGTACTTAGTATATTAGGTATAGCACCAACAAGTCCCAAGAGGCTAAAGGTGTTTAAGGACTTACCAAAATATAACAATCCATACTCTAAGACTAGAGTATTTAAGGATAGTGATGTTTATGCGTTGGTTGATGGATTTAAGGAGGTAATATGAGAGAGATTAAGTTTAGAGCGTGGGATACCTTTAACGCAGTATACTACTATTAAGCATGGTTGCTCATGAGAGTGAAGTCATCGGAAATATTCATAAAAATAAAAACCTTCTTGATGAGAGCCTAGCCCCTCATTTCATCAACCCTATCACTCCACCACTCCATTAGCTTCACCCTCTCTTTGATGTAAAGGGCTTTATTATACACCCCTCTCACACTACCATCTATATGAGCCATTTGTACCTCTATCACATCACTATTCACACCATGTATATGACTAGCTTCATGTAACATTGTACTAGCAGAGTGCCTAAATCCGTGCGAGGTCATCACTCCTGCATATCCTAGTCTCTTCAATGCTACATTTAGAGTATTTTCACTCAGAGGTTTAGACATATTCCAAGCCGATGGGAAGAGATACTTAGATCCATTATCCTTATTTAGGTTGATGATACTTATCATCTTATCTGTGAGTGGCACTATGTGATCTCTATCCATCTTCATCTTAGTAGCTGGTATAGTCCAAGTCTTAGCGTCAAAATCAAACTCACACCACTCAGCCATACGAATATTAGCAGGTCTCACGAACACATAAGGAGCTAACATCAAAGCCACTCTTGTAGAGTTGTCACCGCTATAATCATCAATCGATCTTAACAGCTCTCCAAACTCTTTAGGGTCTGTGATATGAGAGAAATTTTTAACTTTGTGAGACTTTAGTAACACATTCATATCTATATCTCTCATAGGATTGTATCTCATATACTGCAATGTTACACCATATCTAAATATCCTATCAATCAAGGCACCCCCTTTTCTAGCTAGAACTGTCACACCTCTATCACTCATACGCTTTAGGCTTTCTATCAAGTAATGTGACGCTATCTGATCTACTGCTACATCTCCAAAGAGTGGGTAAAAGTTTCTCTCTAGTATAGTCTCTTGTTTTCTTGCATACACTACACTCAAATCATCTCTATGTTTTAGATACTCATTTGCTAAAGATCTAAATGTCATGACCTCTATTTTCTTCTCAAAAGGATTGACACCATTTGCCAAAGATGATTTAACCTCATCTCTTTTGACTCTAACATCTTTCAAACTCATAGCAGGATATGCACCCAGAGATTTAGTAGTTTGTTTACTATCTATTAAAACTCTCAATCTCCATAGCTTAGAGCCATTAGGTTTTATATGCAAATACAAGCCATCACCATCAGCTATCTTATACTCTTTGTCTTTAGGTTTAAAGCCCTTACACTGCGTATCTGTAAGTGGTTTTACTCTAGCCAT